AGCCCCAGGCACCGACGAGAAGGACCGCCCAGGGCTCCACCTCCGGTGCGTGGGTGCGCACAGGTGGCAGCGAAGGCAGAATCGGACAAGGAGTTGGTTAACCCCGCCCTCGCTAGCAGTCCGCCCGTTGGAAGCGAGCTTCCGAGGCGGCGTTGCCGACGCGAGGGTAACATGTGCACTCTGAGTGGTCAACTTCAGCGCAGCATAGCGTTTCTCCCTCGTCTCCCTCTCTAAGAAATTAAGAAGTGAGAGAGACGTCGAAGTACCGCAAAGTAAATGCTGCAGTATAAGGTAAGTAAGAGAGTCACCCTCGGGCTTCGCCCTCGGTTGCGTATTAGGGGCAACGGCAAGCTCTCTCGCTCGCTCATCCGCTACGCGTGTGCTCCGCGTTTACGCTACGCTCGAGAGCTTGCCTGATTTCTCAGAGATTGCAAGTTGACCATGTTTCCGGTTCGTGGTACGCCTACCAACAGTGGTACTGAGAGGAGGATAGGTCTGTGCTACTTCTTGTGTGCGTCGAGGAGCGCTTTGAGTTCGCGATCGTAGGCGATGCCTTCGTCGGTCTTGGGTTTCCAGGAGTCGTAGACCTTCTGGAGTTCGGCTCGGAGTTTGTTCTTGGCGACTTTCTTACGTTCGCCTGGTGCTCCGATGGTGATGACGAGTGCTCCGTGGGGTGTATCTTTCATGTCGTTACCCATCTACTTGTTAAACCCTTTGAGTGTCTTGGCGAGTCTGGCTCGTTGGCCGAGCTTGCCTGGCTTTTTGGCGGCTGCGTTGAGCTTCTTGGCCGGGATCTTCTTGCCTGCCGGGACGTCGAGCTCTTCGCGGAGCGCTCCGGGCTTCTTGATGGCCTTTTGGATCCAGTTCTTGGCGGCCTTCTTCCGTTGTTCTGCGTAAGCCATCAGGAGTCCTCCTCGTGATCGGCGGTGTCAACCAATACTACCCGACGCCCCCGGAGGCTGTCTTGCCCTTGTTGGCCTGGTTCCTCCGGCGCGGGATAACGGCGCTCGGTGATGTCGTAGACCCGGCTGCTGGCATGGGTGCTTTGCCACTGTGGCTCGCTCCCCTCGGCGCACACTGGCACACCTACGACATCGACCCACGGTTCCGTGACGCACTCGGTGAAGTGCCGGGCGTAAAGTCTGTGAGCGTCCAGGACAGTCTCTCGGGGCTCTGGCCACCACATAGTCACGTCGTTGCAAACCCACCCTACGGGCGAGAGCTCATCCGGTTCGTCCACCGCATCGAGGAACACTGTCGGTACTGGCACTCCTTGGGTGCAGTGCTCACGCGGGTCACCTGGTGGGGAGAAGGAGACCGTGGGATCGTCTACAACCCCGACGTCCTCCTCTGGATCGAGGGTCGGCTTTCGTTTACGGCGGATGGTCACTCAGACACCTCCAGTCACTGCTGGGCCATATGGCTTCCTCAGCCTAGTGATAGCACGCAGATAGAGTGGGTGCCCAAAGGTAAGCCCACAGTTGAGCAGCAGAAGGAGCATCGCAGGATGCTCGGTCTTCCCGATAACCAGTTAGAGCTATTCAAGGAGAGTGCAGATGAGTGACATCAAGACAGCAAAGAGTGTTGCGAAGTGGTCCCCTGGGCAACAGATGGTGATGCCCGCTATGGGCGCTGCTGTGTGCGCATGGGTGGACGCGGGAGACCTTATTACCGACGCGAAGAACGGCACGCAGGTCGACTTTGAATCCGCGCTCAGTGACGCATACGGCGCCCTCGGTGATGTGATCGAGGAGCTTCAGAGCCTCACCACCAACCTCGACGGGCTCTTCGTCGCTGAGAAGGCGCTGTCTGGCAGGATCGAGCAACTGCTCGCGTCCTCCACGGGGGGTGGTCGTGAAGATGCGTGAAATCTTTGCTGTTGCCGCGCGCGGGCATGATACGGTTGAGGTTGGCGCTTCACGCTGGCCAGTGCCTAAGTCGGTCGCCCACCTGTGTACACCTGCTGCAACCTTGTCGACGTTACATGGACTTACGCTAGGAGGTGATCAGTGCCCATGTGGGCACCCGGTTGAGGCATCTTCCCTCTGTCCAGCGTGTCGTCGCCCCTACCAGACCCCGTGTTGCACCGATGGTTGCGACGAGTGGGTGCAGCCGGAGGCGCGGGGGCGCGGTGGGTGGTACGCGCCGATGAGCCAATGTGGACCGTGTGTCGAAAAGGCCGAAAGATCTCTCCGTGAGAGCCGGTTGAGCTACGTGCCACGGCGGCTGAAGGAGGCTGCGGCCGACTATGAGCGCAGATCTGGGCGTGAGCCGGCCGACCAGGCGCTGTATCAGTGGCTCAACGGCAACCCGGAGGACTCGATCTGGATTTCAGGGCCCAGAAAGAGCGGAAAATCCACCGCTGCGGCCCGTGCAGTCATCAAGATGGTCATGGGAGAGCGCGCAAAGTGCGTTATGTGGCTCGAATACGAGGATTTCGTCACCGCGTCCAAGCGCTGCTACATGGATGACTCCGCAAAGCAGTGGAAACTCATCGACAAGGCAATGCAAACCGAGCTCCTCGTCTTCGACGACGTGTTTCCGCTCGCGAGGACGACGCCTGATGGCAGGATCTTGGGTGTCGAGCGCCTCAGCGGGCACGCCGCGCAGACATTGTGCGACATGTTGCGCAAACGGCTGCATAACGGGCGCCCGACAATCTTCACCTCGGTGCACACCGCCGAAAGGGCGCTCGGGCACCTCGGAGAGCACGTATTGAACTGGTGGGAGGGGGTTGGAAGCAGTGGCATCATCGAAAAAGAAGGATAGGCGCGCGGGTCCGCTCAGTCTTGGCGGGTATGTCTACCGGCTGCGCAGTGAGCAGGGCATCACGCTGCGCAGGCTGGCGATCTCAACGGGACTGAGCGCCACATCGCTCTGTCGGCTCGAGAAAGGGGACTATGTCCCGGTGATTCAGAAGGATATCGCTGCGATCGACAAACTGTGGTCCGCACTTGGTGGAGATATGAACCAGATGCTGTACCTGTCCAGGCGATGTCCGCTATGCAGTGGACTTGGCACGCTCAAGGACTGGACGGAGTGAGGCTGCTCCTGGCGAAGCGCAGGGCTTTGCCCTATGCTCCGACGTGGAGGCGATATGGACGAGATGTTGAAGCACAAGCTCGAGGAGCTCGGCCTGATGTTTGGATATCCAGACGCTGAGGCAGAGCGCACGCCTTTGGATGTGGATACGGATGCCGTGTACCTGAGCGTGCTGCAGTCTGTGACGGACGCTGGCGCTACGGTCGAGACCCTTGACGACGTGTTTGAAGCCGGTCGCGACGGGTACGAGGCCCAGGCCAGCGCTGTCGTCGCGGCCCACTCGGTGGGGGGATAGCGATGGCAGTCTTGCTAGTTCCAGAGCAGCACGCCACCATCATGGCCGCCGTGGGCGCGGCCTCGTCTGGGGACACTATCAGTATCGCTGATGGCACATACACGGAGTATGTGTACTCCGCCGTGACCAACCTGACGTTCGCTGGCCGGACGACCGACCCGACCAAGGTGGTGGTTACGAACGGTGCGAACGCGTACACGATGGTGGTTGCCGATGGCTCGGTCGTGACCAACCTCACCGTGAACTATACAGGCGGAGGCTCTGGAGCGCGGTACGCTGTGGTCGGGCTTGGCTTCAGCGCGGTGATTGTGGTCTCCAATGTTCACATCAACACCGACTGTAGCGGCATTGGTCCGTCTGGGTGGGGGTCGACCATCAACCGGTGCAAGATCGTGTGCACATACAAGGCCACGATAAACCAGACATACGGCATCTATCAGACCGCAACTGGTGGCGGCACGCCTACATCTATTGGGTCCACGCTCGTTGTGGACTTCAACTGGGCGCAGGTCTACACACGCAACGCCACCGTTGTGAACACTGTGACGCACACCAGCTACGTCAAGAACACGTCGCTTATTGGCATCTACGCAATGCACCACTACAACAACATCACGGTGCTTGACGGTTCGTCCGGCTACGGCGGCGTGGCCGTTAACACCAACGGCACGTCCACCAATTGCCTGTCTTACGGGTGGGCGTCCGCCACGTATGGCGACTACGCGTATGGCGCTAACACAACAAACACCAACAATCTGGGGAGCGCTGATGTTGCGTCCTCTGGCAAGCCGGTGTTTGTGGATGAGGCCAACGACGACTTCCACGTGGACCCGACGGGCATTGCGTTCCACTCTGGGATCTATACGTTCCAGTCTACATACAATGCGTTTCTGGACGGGCTTGACGGGGTTGCGTTTGATGACCCGCCGTCTCGCGGGGCGTACGAATACGCCGCCCCTGCTGGCGGCACAACCGCAGACGTGCGGTGCAGACTGGCTTTAAAACTCGGCATATAGCTCAGGAGATAGTTCATGCAGTTCAATAGAAAGGTCGCCGCTAACAACCCGGCGCTCACGGCGTCCTCTGGCGTGCTGCAGCTGGCCGCGGCTGCTGGCGGGGCGTCCCTCCAGGCTGCCATCTTGACGGCAAACCCGGCAGCGGTGGTTGATGCGATCAACGGGCTCCTCATTTCCGCGTCTACGGCAAACCCTGTGTATGTCCGCAGCGCAGGTGGTGCGGCTGGCACTGGCGTCATTGTCTCTGCAGGGCAGAGCCTGTTCTTGCCCATCGCGCAATGGCCATCCGTGGCCCTCGAGTATGAGTGCGCGAGCGCGGTGAGCGTGATGGTGTTCTTGTCTGAGATGCCGCGTGTCAGTGCGTGAGTGGTCGCCGCAGCCGCCAAAAGGGGCAGCGCGGGGAGCGGGAAGTTGCGCGCCTGTTTACAGAGCGCGGCCACCAGGCTCGTCGTGGTGATAGTCAGTCGCGCGGTGCGCGTGAGGCGGATGTTGAAGACACTCGCTTCTGGATCGAGGTAAAGCGCGGAGCGCGCTGCCCGATAAGGCGTGGAATTGCGCAGATGGAAGGCGACACGGATGGGCGCCCTACCCTGTTGTTCTGGCGGGACGATCGCTCAGACTGGCGAATCGACATGGGTGCTGATACCTTCTTTGCAATGCTGGCATCTTGCGGACCCGCCGAGTGGGTCTTACCGTATGAGTCGACCCAGGAGGATCGCGATGGCGAAGTCGAAGACGAAAGCTGAACTGGAGAAGGAGCTGAAGGAGGCTCTCAGCGCACTTGAGGGCTACGAGGGAGAGGCCGCTGGCGGAGAGCTCGACTTGTCGTGGCTCCCTGAAAAGTCGCAGAAGCAGGTCAAATACTTTGTCGAGCGGGTGTGCGCGAAGCGCCAGTGTGAGCCCTCGAGGGTTATTGCGGCGTGTCTCGCCTGGTGCGCCCTGCAGTCTACTCAGCGGCATGGTGTTCACCGACTGGTGCAGAACATCGAGTTGTCGGTTAAATGCAAAATCTAAGAAACGACCGTTCTCCGAACGCTCCGTTCATGTGGCTCATGCACTCTCTCATGGGGGCCATCGAGGTCTGCGTGGACAAGGGGCAGGGCAATATGACGGAGATCGAGCGTGCCGTTGGACTCCAGGTGATTGCGATACGCGACACCAAGGAGGCCCTCTCAATGCTAAAGAAGCGAAAGCTCGGCAAGCGAGAGAAGGCTGCTCGTCCGCTGCTGGTGAGCTATCTCCACATGATGGAGAAGAACACGCTGATGCGGACATGGGAGAAGGGTCTTGCCACGACGAGCAGGGTGGGCTCGAAGATGGATGCGCTTGGAAGGGACACCACCCGTTTCCTGCAGGCGCTTAACCTGGTGACCCACCCGAATACTCCGCTGCGTGCGGTGGGTATGACGGTAAGGAAGTTTAAGAACAATGTCGAAGACCTACATTGATCGATGTGTAGACCAGGTGGCCGAGCACATGGACACCATCCGCGCGATGCTGACCATCGGTCACACGCGAACGGCGGCAGCAAAGGCCGTTGGCATGAAGCCCACCGATTTCCACAACGCCATGAGGCAGGGGAAGAAGAAGAAGGGGCGGGCGCATAACCTCCTCATTGAGGTCCTGGTCGCAGAGGGGAAGGCCCAGGTCAGGCTCGAGAGCATCGTCATCCGCGATGCCGAGGTGAACGTCAAGACCGCGCAGTGGCTTCTGGCTCGGAGGTTCCGGCTCAAGGAGCGACACGAGGCTGAGATCGATGTGCTCCGAAAGCTGGACTACAACAGGCTTAACCAGGAAGAGGTCAAGCTGCAGTTGCTCGAAGAGAAGCTGCGCCTGCTCCGGGAGAAGAGCGGCTCCGACATGTCGTCAGACGACTGGCGCGCTATCATGGCCGAGGCCAAAGAGACTAGCGAGCGCCTCAAGTCGATTCATTGAGGACGGAGCACCTAAAGGAGATTCAGCGCTGCTCTTGGGACTTCTCATACTTCTGCGAGAAGTATCTGAAGATCCTGAACAAGAGCAAGAAGCTCGTCACGCTGAAGCCCAACCCGATCCAGGCGGACTTTGCGGAGGTGATGGACGCCAGGCCGTTCACCTACGTGCTCAAGAGCCGGAAGGTTGGGATCTCCACGTTTGTTGCGGCAAAGTTCTTCTGGAAGGCGCTCTTCCGGCCCGGCTTTGAGGTCGCCGTTATTGCGCACAGCGAAAAGGCTGTGCTCGAGAACATCGCGCCCATCTATCACCGCTTCTACGAGAACCTGCCCAAGTTCCTCCAGGTTCCGCTGAAGCACCAGACGGTACACAAGCTTCACTTCGCGCATGACAGCCGAATCATCATCGGCACGGCGAACAGCGAGGGCGCTCGCGGTGGCACGCCGGTAGCGCTGCACTGCTCTGAGTTCAGTCGCTACGAGAACCCAGACGACACCATGGCCGCGCTGTTTAACTCCCTCGGCAACGATCCCGAGGTTGTGCTGGAGACAACGGCCAACGGCATGAACTTCGCGTACTCGATGTGGGTCGATGACGAGCTTGAGTACCACCGGGTCTTCTACCCCTGGACAGAGGACCCCGACTGCGCATCCAAGAAGGATAAGTACGCAACGCCGCCTGAGATCCAAGAGCTGGTTGACGAGTTCGAGCTGACGCCAGAGCAGGAGAACTGGTACGTCGAGACGTACAGGCTGAAGTGCAACTCGAAG